ATAATTTATATTACATAATTTAATAAATAATTATTAAGAACGTAATTTAGGTGTTTTCAAAACGTTTCTTGAACATTTGTTCAAAGTGTTCTTTTCTCTTTGCAACTTCATCAGCATGCTTGACTTTTTCTGGAGTAGGCTCTTTTCCAGCTTCTACATCCTTATTAATATCGTCCACAGCTGAATTAAATTCTTGCTCATATCTATCTTTTACTTTTAGGGCATTCACTTTACTAGCACCGGCCATCTCCATTACATCCACGAATGAACTCTCGGATATATTAGTTTTAGTCAATAAGATAGCTAGGTCAGCTAAAGCTTCTGTAACTTTAACTTTTCCTAGTTTCTTTTCTAAATCACTTATTCTATCTTCTAATTCTTTAGCATCTGCTTCATTGTATCCCGGTTTAGCCTTCATTGCTTGAAGTTTTTCTCGGTTAGAATCAAGGGCTTTTTTATAGCCATCCATAATTCTAGCTTCTTCCCTTTTAGCTCTTGCAGAAATACCATTAGATGTAGATTTAGGTTTTACATCTGTAGCTAAAGTTTCAGATTCTGGCTTAGCCACTTTAGGAGCTTTTTTATTAATTTTACTTCCTACATTAATCTTTATAGAACCTGATTTACCTTTCTTAGGAGTCTGCTTAACTTCTTCTGCTTCGGGAGCTGTAACTTTAGGAGTTATAGCTTTAGCTTTAGTAGTTTTAGCTTTAGTAGTTTTAGCCGTTACAGCTTTAGGAGTTGTGGCTTTAGTAGTTTTAGCCTTAGCAGTTGTGGCAGCTTTAGTAGTTTTAGCTTTAGCAGTTGCAGCTTTAGGAGTTGTAGCCGTTGCAGCTTTAGGAGTTGCGCCTTTAGGAGTTGTAGTAGCTTTAGGTTCTTCTACTTTAGGAGTGACATCCTTAGCTTTATTAATAGTAGAGAATCCTACATCTTCTTTTCCAGCTTTCTCATTACTTATAGCCTTCTTAGCTACCAATCTTGAAAGACCTGAAACATTAGTAGCCTTAGGTGCAGGTGAAGCTTTCTCCCACCAACTTTTAACCTTACCTACGGCAGATTTTAATTTACCAAGTGCTCCAGATTCTGCTTTAGGAGCTTCTGCTTTAGGTTCAGCTGCGGGAGTTCTCTTGTCTAGTCTCGCCTGAATTGAAGCAGCTTGTTTCTGTCCTCTTTCTAAATTAGACTGTGCTTTATCTTGTTTTCTTAATTGAGATAGGCCTATAACTCCACTTTTTACACTTCTGTTAGCAGCATCTGCAGCACTCTGCCTTGCTTTCATCCCACTTTCTACTTTTCTTTTCACCCATTCATCAGAAACTTCATTTATAGCTTCTTCTGATAATTGTGAGAATGTAGAATCTATAATATTATATATAAGAGATTCTGAAGCTGTAGAATAAATTAAAGTATCAAGAAGTTCTAAGTAAGTTTCTACAAGAGGTTCTGCTTCACAAGATTCTATAATAGGTTCTTGAATTTTATTTATAATTTCAGCTTTTGTAGCTTCAGAAATTTCTGTTGAATAAAGAAGGTTGAATAAAGAGTTGTAATTCATTATTTATTCTCCTTCTTTGAAGCCGCTATAATATCAATAATTTCTTCAAAAGCTTTTTCTGAAATGTTTGTAGAAGCCATAAGATTAACAAAATCTACGAGAGCTTCATTTGCCTTTTCTTTCTGTACAGGAGCTATCGGCTGCTCTTGCATTTGTTTTGATTCTGCAGGTTTCTCAGCCATAACTTTTTCTTTAGATTCTTCTTGTGCTTCTGAAGTAATTTTGAAATTATTTTTCTTATCTTCTAAATATTGTTTCTTTGCTTTATTTGCATCTTTATCAGTATATCTACCACCATAAAGATTTGGATTTGCTAAAGCATTTTTACGAACAACACTCCATTCATAATCATCATCTTGTGCTTCTGAAGTAGGTTCTTCATATACGTCATCTACAACCTTTTCTACTATCTTAGCTAATTTGTCTATTTGTAACTTAATAGTTGTGATGTCTTCCGAAGTTGCAGAAGTTATAGGTTGAGAGGTTTCTTCTACAGACTCATGAAGTTGTGGTTGAGGAACTTCTGTAGGGACTGCCTCAAATGCAGGCTTGGCTTGTAAAAAACCGGGTTCGAGAACGCAATCTATTCCCCCGAGCCAATAAGAATTACTGCAAACCCGCTTGTTGACTGGATCTCCAACGATAGGCTCTAATTTGCCGGCAGCTCTGGTACTAACATATATACCAGCTCCACCTTCATACATAGCTTTTAAAATTCTTCCAGCAGGAGTATCTAATATATCAAATTCCCCGTACAAGAAAGGCTGCCCATTATTATCTTCACGAACTTCTAAACATGAGACAATATGTGAAATGCGCCCTTCACGAAAATCCTCATCATCTATTCGCTTCTGCATATGAGATGGCATACCGAATAAACGTCTGTTAGCTATTCTTTCTTGCAAGTCAGGGGATTGGAGCACTTTGATCCAATGATCGTTCTCATACAGCCTGTGATTTCGCGAATATACACCAATTGGAGCCATGCAACCTTTTACTTTTCCAATAATTTTGTACGGAGATTTTTCACTCTTACTTTCAGAAATATCTAATTCACTTACATCTTGAAATTCTAATGGTACTGTAGAAAAAGGAGTTGCTTCCTCAATAAAATCAAAGTTTTCAAATAAGTTTTCGTTTTCCATTATAAAACCTTTCCTATTAAACTATTTATTCTGTGAATATAATTTAATAGGAAAGGTTATTTAAAGTTAATTTATTGTGGTATTGCTAAACTACACGGAATTTTATAGCTTAGTAAAAATAAAGGTTAAAGCACATTGAAGTAACTTTAACCTTTATTTCTTAACAATTAATCTTCATACATCCAGAGGCTTCCCATATAAAGTGCCCCCAATTCCAGTAGTAAATCCACTATCTTTAAAGCTTCATCAAACTCAAAACCTTTATCAGCTGTAAGGAACTCTAACGCAGCCTTCTTCCTTATCTTCAAGTTCTTATCACATTTCTCAAGTTTCTCTTTTAACTCTAGTGCTCTCTTATAATAAGCAGGGCCCTTTATTAAACCCTTAAATCTCAATAATTCCAATAGCTCTTCAGCTAAAGGCTCTCCTACTTCTTTATCATACTCTTCCTTTATTTCATGCTCTATTTTTTCTATTTCTGCAAGAATTTCTTTTATCTCAGATTCTTCTTGTATAGGTAATGATTGTAGCTCTTTTTCTATTTTATATACGGAAGAGAAAGAACACTTGCCATAAAGGTAGTTCCTATACTTTTCTTTTAATTCTTTAAAAAGCTCTTCTTTATTCATATCTTTAATTTTAGCATCTTTTATAGAAAGTGTCAATTTTCATTCTTTTTAGCTTTCTTAGCCTTTTCTATCACTCTACTTTCATACTTATCCTTTAATACTTGAGCTCTATGCTTTCTTTTAGCTATATCATCCTTAACAAATTCTATATCCTTAGCTTTACTCACATTAGGTAAATTTTCCTCTTGGGCTTGAGAAATAGCCATATTTTTATCACTGGCATTTCTTATTGTCTCATCTCTAAGTTCATTTATATATTCTTCCACTAGTTCTATGATATTTTTGAAACATCCTTCACTTACATTCAAATTTTCTAGCTTTTCAAAAATATTCATGAATTAAATCCTTTCTTTATAAGTAACACTTCTGAAAATATAATTTAATAAGAAAGGAGCCTCCATAAGTCTGGAGGCTTCAGCAAATTATGACCAAAAAATTACACACTTTATACTATCATAAAAATTAGTAATTGTCAAATTTTAATTCATTCGAATTCGGGGGATTTAAAGTATATTATAATATACTTTAAGTCAGATAAAATACATTATAATATACTTTAAAGGAAACCTTGCATTCATATAAAAAATCTGATATAATTATAAAGTAAAGGAAGTTAACCAAATGGTAAAAGAAGTCACATACAATGGACACACATATAAAGTAGGCGAACTTGTTTACTTTGAGCAAAGCGACGCTGAATGTACTATGCGCTATTTTGGCAAAATAAAAAGCATAGAACTCCGAAAGAATGAATTCTGGAAAGAAAACGATAAATATGATAATACTTATACTCTAGAGACTCTTTATACTGACTACGGATACAAATTTAATAAACCATTTGAATCTGAGGTAATTAATTGTGAGTTAAGACCCGCTAAGGAGATGCTGGATCAAATAATTAGAGCAAAACAAGAAGAGATAAAAGCATTAACAGAGATATATAAAGAGATATATAAAGAGATATATAAAGAGATATATAAAGAGATATAAAAGAGATATAAATTATGAAAGAAATAGAGAAATTATATAAAAAGTGCAATATTAATGGAGAAGAATATGCTAAAGTTTACTTTAGAAATGTGCTAGGGTATGAAATTACTACCATCTATGATAAGTCTGTCATAGACGCTATAGATAAGGGTATTATCAACTTAGATAATACCCTTGAAAAGTACCTAGGTCATGATGAACTTTACACTTATTATCCTGTATTTAATGCAGAAAAACAAACGAAGATTCTGACTTGGCTTTCCAGACAACAAAGGTGTACTACTGGAATAAGGTACTATGAAGGTAAATATAACATTACAAATGCCTATAATGAAGACGCTCCATCATCCCGTGACTTAGGAGAAGCTATTGCTGCTTTCGTAAATTTCATATGGAATGGTTTCAATGAAAACGAAAAAGCGGAAATAAAAGAAATGTTAGAAAAGGAATAGACTATTGGAAGACAGATTTAGATACAGAATATGGAATAAAACTCAAAATAAATGGTTACACTTTGATTTTAGTACATATCTTACTTACCAAAATTGGATATGGCAAGCTTTAGCAGATGGTGAATCCCTTTGTCCATGTACTAACCTAAAAGATAAAAACGGTAAACTTATCTATGAAGGTGATATATTAGGCGGTATTTATCACGGGTATATTGCTTATTGTCCTGCGTGTAAATGCTTTCAATTTCATATAAAAGATTATGGTTGCTTGGCTTGCGAGGGTGATTTACACTGGTATGAACTGGTTGAATCTGAGAGTGGAAATGAACTAGAAGTAATCGGAAATATTTATGAAAATCCAAAATTACTTGATGATGAGGTATCTAAAAATGTCTAAATTACTTAAAGTTCCACCAGAAATACAAAGTATGAATGACATGTATAAAACGTGGGCATTCCTTCTATTAAATAAGATAGAAGAAATAGCTAAAGAAAAATATCCAGATGTAGCTTATTGGTGTGATACAGGATCAAGGGTAAATGTAGCTTTGGCTATGCTTGAACAATTCAGAAAGGACTTGAAATGATAACACAAGTAAAATGGTTTAGTGTATATGAAGATAATATGATTCATATTAATAAAGAATTAGCAAAACTAAAACCCCCAAAATATCAAATCGTTGATATTTTACAACTTTTAGATATACAGGAGATTAAATAAATGTTAAATAAAGATGATGTACTAAGTTACTATATAGATGATGATAATAGTTTATATCAAATGATCGGTTACTGCCCGTTTCCTACAGTGGTAATGAAAAATCTTATAACAGGTGAAATTCAACACGTAGTACCTGACTGTCTGAATGCCAAAAGCTTCCATAAGTTAATTAAGGAGCATTCATAAATGAAACAAGAAACAATAATATATGTAATAAAGAAGAATAGGTGGTTTGGTGCTGGGATACTAAATATAGGTCTTAAAAAATCCCATCGTTATACGGACAATATTCTATCAGCAAAATACTATACAGATTTAAAAGAAGCGGAGCATGCCCTAAATTTATACAGAGAAAATAATATACTACCTTTATATAAAGGTCAGTGGAAAATAAAAAAGTACGGACTTAGAGAGATGTAATAAATCCTTCATTATTCTTATTGATATAGTCGCGGATATTATTATTATTTATACTTTATGTCATATTCATGCCCATATCTTTCCCTATTTCTTTAGAAAGTTCAGCTTTCATATCAGCTACGGGATTATGAGCTCCTTTTGCAGGGTTTATATCATCTCTTACTTTCTTATTTATTTTCTTACGAACTTGAACAGGGACTGTATCATTCATTACTTTTGCTGAAAGTTTATCTATATTGTCAGCCACGTCAGACTTAAGCTTAACTTTTTTAATTTTAAGCTTCCCATTCTTTATTTTAAATTCTGATTTGGAGATTGCTCCTTGAATGTTGTCTTGCATTTACTTCTTACACTCTTTAACTTTTACTTCTTTCTTAGGAGCTCCTATATTATTAATGACTTTCTTAAAAGTTTTCTTTACAGGAGAACCTAAAGTAGTATCTATATCGTCCAATAAATCAGGTCTGTCAAAGAGTTCCAGTAATTTAAGAGTTTCTTCTAAAGCTTCATAGAATTTCCCCTGTCTTTCTAAGTCTCTTTTTATTTTAGACTTCTTCCAATTATCGGGAGTTACCAGATAAGAAGCATCTGTGTCTTTATTATAAACAATATATTGACCTACATGGTTCTTATTAAAAGGACCGGGAAGAGATTTCCCTGAAGCTACTCCGTAATTTTTATCCGTTATCTTAACTACAGGATTCTTCTCATTGGCATGGTGGTCTGCTTCTTCTATAAGAGCTTCTACCATTTCTATTATTTCTTTAAAGCATTCTTCTGAGATGTTCATTAAATTCACCTATTTTAAAATTATAACTATAGGTAAAATTTAATATAACTTTAATTTAAACTGGGAGTCGTAACCTTCAATAAGTTCTTCAGCATTATAGCAATTCACATAAGCAGGAGTAATTTTAACTACAATATTATAAAGCCCATGCTCAATCAGTTTAGAGGTAGCCTCCGCTAATTTATCTTGGTCAACATACAACCCATTATAAATGCGCCTCTGACCTTCTAAGAATACAAGAGCATTCTTCTCATCTTCTTCTTTTCTTTTAGTCATTATCTCATTAAGAGTTTCTCTGGAAGGACTTTTTCCGTTATGAGAAACTTTATATTTTATTATTTCTTCTTCTCTACCGTTTATGCCTAACTTGTGGAATCTACTGTTAAAGTGCTTTTCTTTTTTAGTATCTCTTATCCCTTCATTAACATAATTTCTATATTCATCTTCAAGAGAGAATAAATCCTTTTTTATACTTTCACTTTCTTCTTTAAAGAATTCCTTTGCTTCTTCTTCCCATCCATTTTTAAGTATTAAGCGGTAAGCCTCATAGAAAATATGACTACAGTCAAGAAGTTCTCCCGAACCTTGCCTATGTCTTAATAAAGATTTAGCATAAATAATAAGAGCTCTAAACTTATCCATCTTTCTCTCCTGTTAAGATTTCTTTTGCACTTTTACCTGCATAGAACTGATTCATAAAATAAACAGCAGTACTACTAGCAGTCTTGTAGTACTTGCTGATTATTTTAATAAACTCTGAATACGCTAGAGAAATATCTTCTTCTACTTTATTATTTTTATTCATACTTCTATTATAAAGTTATTTGAAGAATTTGTCAAATTTACTTATTTTTCTTCTGCTTCTTTTCTTCATATTTAACAGTATCATTTGTAACATTTATAGCTTTACACTGGTATGCGGCACTTTCTTTAGCTGCTTCATCCTTTTCTTTTTCAGTTCTCTTAGGATCAGCTATAATTTCTTCTTTTCTTTTAGCTATTTGCTCTGCCTTTTCAGCACCTGCTTCCAATCTGGGAGCTATGAACTTCTTAGAAACTTCATTTATTATAGCTAGAGCTTCCTCTAAAGCTTCGTCTGCTCTGGATTTTACTGGGTCTGCAGCTGCTAATTGATTTGCTTTTCCTGATCTTAAGAAAGTTCTTTTTTCAGGATTTCTACCAAACTCATCTTCTCTTTTATCTTGAACTTTCTTTGCAGCTTTTATTGCTTTATTCGCATTTGCTTTATTATGAGTTTGTAAACGAGTTACTGCATAAGCATGGTCTTCCTTATCCTCTGCTTTTGCAGCTTCTTCATCATTGGCCTGAGCTAATCTATAAAGTGCTGGTTCATCCTCAGGATGTTCTCTTGAAACTTTATCATATTCTTCCCATCCTTTTTCTGCTGCTGCCTTAGCCGCTTCAGCTTCTTCTTTTCTTTTAGGAAGTGAACTTGCTGCAGCTTCTTTCCATTTACCTATAGAAACTTCATTTATTATGGCTTCCATGATTTCAAGAGCTTCTTTAATGTCCTCTTTGGCTTTCCATTCGTCGCGTAATTCTTTTTCAGCTTTATTATACGCATCTTGACCGAAAGCTTTATCATGAAGCATAGTTCTTAATCTATGCTTAAATTCTTTCTTCTGAGCAGCGTCAGCCTTCTTAAGAACTTCAATCGCGGGACCGTACGCTCCCCTATTCATATGCCACTTTGCTGTACCCTTAGCAATGTCTCCTATGAACTTTGACTGATTTGCTCTTTTCTTGTAAGCATCTATTTTAGTTCTCTCAGAAACTTCATTTATTATAGCTTCCATAAGGGAAAGAGCTTCCTCGATTTTAAAAGAGTCATGGTCGTTCTTGTCTTGAACTAATTTTTTACCTAATCTTTTAGCTCTTTTTAACTGAAGATTTAGGTGCTTATTATACTCGTCTCGAGCTTTATTTCCATCTTCTATAGCCCCTTTAGAATCTCCTCGAAATAATTTCATAGAAGCTTCATAACCTTTTCTATGGTATCTTTGCTGAGCAGCATCTAAGGCGCTCTGAGCTGTTTTATCAGAAACTTCATTTATTATGGCTTCCATGATTTCAAGAGCTTCTTCTACCTTTTTAAGGCCATAGTTTTTAATAGCGTGCTTTCTTTCATAGTTTGCATTAGGCTCGGAATCTACTGCTGAAACTACAGATTTTCCATTTATTTTATGATCAAACTTATACTTATTCTTATTAGCGCTAAACTCAAGCTCATGAGTATTTCCGTCATTATCTATGTACTTTTCTATAGCTTCCATAAGAGAAAGAGCTTCTTTTAAAGCTGCTTTCTGAGCATTTCTTCTTATAGCTTTAGCCGTTGCTGAATCTTCAACTTTTCCTAAATTTTTAGCATTTCTTACTATTTGGTCCATTAATCTACCAAGTTTCCAATCTTCAACAGATTTGCCTCTATATTTCTTTCTCTGCTCTGTTTTTTCTTGACCTTTTTCTTCTTTAGATTTTCTTTTCTCTTCTTCCTTAGCTTGAGTGTAAGTATCTTTACCTGCATTTTCTTTATTTTTACCTTGGTGATATTTATATACTAGAGCTCCTTGTTTTTCCTCAGGTTGTTTTAAAATTGTAGAAAAGAGATCTTCCATTAATTCTACAGCTTCTTTTAAAGCTTCAGAATTTCCTTTTTGATATTTTTCTGTTGCTATAGCTTTTCTTGTTATATTTGCTTGTTTTTTTAAAGGTTTATATAGTACTTTATCAAAATGACGATCTAGGGCTTTTTGTGTTGCTTTTTCATCTTCTTTAGTTAATTCTTCAAGCACTTCCATAGCTTCTTTTAAAGGAGCTTTTTTCTGTCTTACAATCTGTAATAAATCTTCTAATGTAGAAGTTCCTTGTATCATTCCATTTATTGTATCAAGAATTTTTTGTCTGTATTGTTCTCTTTTATTTCCATCATAAGGGAATAATTCATCTTCTACAGATACTAATTCTGCTTTACCATCTTTTGTTTTTACATCTTTTTTGATTTTATTCTGAGAAGGAGGAACATCCATCGCAGGTTGTCCTAAATCGTCTACTTCAAATAAATTACTGAATTGTTCTTGTAATGCTTGTATTTGTTTTAAAATGTCTGACATTATTATAAACCTTTCTTTACAAATAATATTTCTGAAAATAAAATTTAATCAAGAAAATAAAATAAAAGAAAAAGCACCTATGGGTGGGGTGCCTTACTGTTTTTTATGAACTTTGAAAATTACTCCTTACTTATTATTCTTTTCAAATTGACGAGCAGTTGTTAATTGCTCTCCAGCTTCATTCTTTGTAGATCTCTTAAAGTTACCCCCTGAGAACTCATCACTATACTTCTTAATATTCTTAGGAGTGTACTTATTATCTGTAGAACCTTTTAAGTTATCATGAACCTTTTGAGGAATCCCACTTACAAAATTAACCTTATTCATCAACTGAGCGGACTTATTTAATTCTCCATTAGGTAAGTTTCTTGGTTCTCCATGAACTTTCTGTATTTGGGATACTATATCTTCTACGATATTTATGATATCATTAAAACATTCTTCAGAGACATTCAGATTTTCTAAACTTTCAAAAATATCCATTATTATAAACTCCTTAATTATTCGTGCCCGTGCTACCTATTAAACCTTATGACTTAAATGTGCATCCTTTATTGCTTTTTTAGCCCTTGTAACCTCATCATCAGCTCGCTGAATTGCTTCTCTGTGAGAGTCAAATTCGTCGTCTCCCATTTTATCAACGTGTTGAGAGAAAACTTTATCAAAATTTTTTTCGGCTTTTTCTAAGTTAGCATTACGTCTTTTATGTTCTTCCTTATAGGAGTCTGCATTCTGTGTTATATATTCACCTTTTTTAGGTTTTTCGTCTCCTGCTATTAAAGGTTTATTAGCTATCTCGCGAGCATGCTTTTCTCTATCATGAGTCACATTAAAATCTTTTGCTCTTTCATTATGACCTTCTTGACCGTGTTTTTCAATAGCGTCCTTATATAACTTATTCGCTTTCTCTGTCCTTGTTTCAGAAGCCTTTTTAGCTGCTGACATAATTTTACTAGCAGATTTATTACTATTAGGTAAGTTCTTACTCAAGTATTCAGCGCGAGCTGTCCTATCAGAAAGCTTGTTACTTCTTTCAGCATACTCTTTATTTAATTTCTTTTGTTGTTCTTTAGGAATTCTCCCTGAAAAGTAAGCGTACTCGGAGTAATTCGTATCTTCTGCATTTTTTCTTGCAGGTATTGAATTCTTAGCAGCTTGTTTCCACGTGTTAACAGAAACCTCATTTATAACTTCTTCCACTAATCCTATTATCTCATCAAAACACTCCTCAGAGACATTCAAATTTTCTAAACTTTCAAAAATATTTGACATTATTATAAACTCCTTTTATCATTGAAATGTGTTACGTATGATTTCTTCCTCTTTAGTAACCCCCTCTTTATCAGGTTTCTGTATTTGTTCTACTTCCTGTTTCTCAGCCTCAGCAGGTTCTTTAACTTCTTCTTTTTCACCTTTTTGTGGTTGCTCAGGAGGTTGCTCTCCGCCTTCTTCTGCACCTTTAGCCTCATCCCCTGTATTTGGTTCCATGTCAGGCCCGTATTGGGCTTTCATTTCTTCTGGTGTCATCTTCTCAAAAATGCTTCTTAAGAATGGGTTCTTTTCAAGTTCAACATACCAGTATTGTAAGAAGTTGTCTCCATTAACCTTAGCAGGGATATTAGGTGAAGCAGCTATGCCATCTATTAAGTTAACAGCATTACCCATATTTTCCATCTTAAGCATTAATCTTTCTTCTTCAAGCTTATTATTAATATTTGTAGAAGATTTGAATAATACCTCAATTTTATCCTTATCTACTGTTTGAGTAAGAACGCCTTCAGAGTTTGTATACTTCGCTGTAAGGTGTTTATAAATAAAATCTACAATACCTTTAGATAAAGATTGCTGCACCATACTCAACATCTTAGAATATCTTGGGTTTGTTGAAATATGGTCATCTTTATTCTCTTTAGAACCCCCTTGAGCTAAAGCTATGTAATCCTCAGGGATACCTAAAGCTAAGGCAATACTTCTTCTTAAGTCATCCAAAACTTGAGGAAGATTACTATTAGGGAAATCTATGGCTACTTGCTTCAAAGAATTAACACCTTCCTCAACTGAATAAGGTATCATTAATATATTATACATACTCTGCATAATACTTGCTGTATCACACGTATCCAAATTTCCTATAATATTATTCTTATTCTCATTAAGAGTTAAGCCCCATTCCTGTAACTGACCTATAATGTCAGATATATTATTTTCAGCAGAAACACCAACCCCCATTACAATTGGTTGTGTTGCTTTTATCATTTCTAAGGCTGCTTGCAACTTCTGCAACTGGTCATATTGAATTATCATGTCAATTACAGGAGTTAAGATAGGATAAGCACACCTTATCTTTTCTGGGATATGATATTTCTTATTAAAATTCTTGCTTATAGAAAGAGGAATTTTCTTATAGCCAAGTAAGAAATGGGAGATTTCATTAGCTTTAATAAATTCCTTCCCTCTTATAGCACCCTTGGGAGTTATTTCAAACCTTATAGCTCCTATTAAGTTCGTGTTCTTATATATACCTATATGTTCTCTTGTGGAAAGATTGTCAGAAACATACTCAATACCATAACCATTTCTTGCAGGAGTTGAAAGGAATAATTCACAATAGTCTAAACCTTCATTCATAACACAGTCTTTGAGGATTTCTAGGAACGACGTTCTCTTTAGAAGTTTCTTTATATCCTCTGTGAACTGCTGAGTCTTTTCTTTATTATCTGGGTCTGTATATTGCATTATTAATGCAGACTTAGGGTCTACTAAATCGTTAAAACCGTCGCTTGCAATACAAGCTTTAACAGCATGTGCTATCCAAAAGCCCGAAACCCTGTCTATCTGTGAAAGGAGGTAATTCCTTTGCTGTAAAGTGTATTCGGCTTGCTTAGCAACCTGTCCTCTTACTGTATTATTCATACCGTAAGAAGTGTAGTCTCCAATAGGAGTATCAACGGCATGCATCCCTTTAAGGGCGTGAGTCATTGCAGCTGTCGCCCCTTGCGACATAGTAGAATTACTATAATAGCCGCAACAAGCTTCGTTTAAAAATCTTCCAACATTATCTAAAAATTCTGACATATTAAATTCTTTCCTGATATAATAATTTAATAAACTCTCCCATATTTATTATAACTTAATTTTTAAATTACGTCAAAAATAAAACAGGTAAGTGCTCTTACCTGTTTTTATGGAAAATTTTAAATTCTTAAACTTCTTTGTTATGACTTAAATCTCTTGTATCTAAAGCCCCTATTTTCATAGCTAACTTAATTTTTTCTTCTTCATCTAATTTTGCATACTTAGGAAGTTCTAGTAATCTTTCATATAAGCTAATACGAGCGTTATAGTACTCATCTTGTTTCTTTAAAACTTCTTTTATTCTTTCAAGCTCTTTATCAAATTTCCCTACTCTGAACATAGTAAAATCTTTAAGAATATTGAAAAGGTCGTCAGTAGCACTAAGAGCTTCTTTAAAGTCCCTACATTCTTCAATATTACTATTTACAAACTTTATAGCCTCTTCAAGAGCCCCCATTTCTTTTAATTGCTTCTCTATGGAATTAATTAAAGATTCATTATAAGACATATTATTTCTTTTTTTCAAAAGTTCTACATCGTATTTTGCTATGAGCTCTCTCTTACTTATCTCCATATTTCTCCTTATACTCTGCATAATCGTCCATACTATGCAATTTTTTATCTTTTCCTCTTTTAATTCCTTTAAGGATATCCCATTTATCCCTTAATTCAGAATTCTTATATTTCTTAAAATTAGCGTCTTCAAGCTTCTTTTCATCTCTACTATCCCCTGTTTTAGAATATTGGTCGTCAGCTTCTCTTCTATTAATATATCTTTGCAAAGATACCGCGTCAGCTGCTTCTTTAGATATTTCATTTATATATTCTTCTACAATCCCCATAATCTCATCAAAGCATTTTTCAGAGACATTCAAATTTTCTAAGCTTTCAAAAATATCCATAAATTAAACCTTTCTTTACAAAGTAATATTTCTGAAAATATAATTTAATCTCTCTTGAATTCCTTAACGAAAACAAGTTGCCCACAGTCATAAATTTCAACATATCCGTGTTCTTTCATGAGCTCTTCATTAGAAGTTCCTTTACCAAAATTAGTCTTATGTAACTGGTCAAATCCTCTCTGCCTTAGAAGATTATCTGTAATATGTTTCTTTGTCTTCGGATGATACCAATGCTTTGTAGGAGCTGTTTGTTCCTTTAACTCAAATCCTAGTTTCTCATAAACCTCACCATTAAATTTACTTAAATCACAATAAGATATAAGAGAGGAAGGCTTAACTTGCTCCTCAAAGAAATTCAGAATTTTACTTGCACCACCTATTACAGAAACTTTAGGTTTTGTACATAATCTAAGGAGTTCATATTCATAATTCTTATTATATCTTGGCTTACCAAAAGTCATAACTTCTACAAGTTCTCCTTTATAGAAAAGTCCATAAGCGTACTGAATTTGTTTGGTACTTCCCTGAAAATGATAAGAACCTAAAAACTCATCAGCTTCTTTTCTATTAATTCTTTTAACTTCGCATTCACGAGCATAAATCCTTTCTTTAGGTTGTAAAAGATTTCTAACTTTTTCCCACTCATCCCAGTCAAATATATGGATACAATTATAGCCGTGCTCTTTCGCAAAGTTTGTCTTTTCTGCATGATAATTAGGAGCTTTTGGCTTTCTTCTCTTTTCCCCAAAATAAGGTCCTACGGTAGAATTATGTGTATACCATGGATTTATTTCAATTAAGGTATCCCCTACCTTCAAATCATATCCAAAGTTATCTTGAATAAATTCTAGTTCACTTTCTATATTACTCTCATTTAAGAATTCCTGAAATTCTTTATTTACTTTTGAAATTCTAAAGCCATTAGCCTCATTACACCTTTCATGCTGGCAAAAATACTCTACACCATATTTTTCTAAATTAGATTCTCTGATTCTTTCTTGTATTTCAGATGATTGTGAAGCATACCTTACTCCATACTTCTTCATATTTGTTTCTTGTGCTTTTTCCCTAAACTCTTCACTTTTAAAGACATTGTCTACTCCGTATCTATCAATATTAGTTTGTTTTGATTTTTCAATAAATTCAGGGACTCTGACTGTATATTCTTGCCCATACTTCTCCATGTTAGTTTTCTTCATGCGTTCACGAACTTCTTTGGATTGTGAAGGATATTCTACTCCATATTTCCTCAAATTTGTCTGTTTCATCTTTTCATGATTCTTTTCTTTGAATTCTTCAATTCGACAAACACTATCAACTCCATATCTCTCTAAAAAAGTTTGTTTTCTTTTTTCTTTAACTTCGGGAGACGAAGAAGCATTCTTAACTCCATAACTTTTCATAGTAGTTTCTTGCATTTTTTCTAAAAATTCTTTTGACTGAGCAGCGTGTTTAACCCCATACCTTTCCATCATAGTTTTTTCCATTTTCTCTTGTACTTTCTTGGATTGAGAGGGACGTTCTACACCATATCTTTCTAAATTAGTTTTCCTTGTTTTTTCTTGTATAATTGGACTTTGAGTAACATTCTCTACTCCATATCTCTCTAAATTAGTCTTTTTTACTTTTTCACGAACCTGAGCTGACTGTAAAGAATGCTCTACACCATATCTTTCCAACATTGTTTGCTTTGATTTCTCTCTTACTTCTTTCTTTGCGAAAGGACTTCCACATATCCAAGCACGCAACTGAATACTACACTCTTTATGACATCCTATGAATGCTCTTGGACTACTCTTATACTTCCATGCTTGCTTAGGAGTTATTTTAAAGGAAGTCCCACATATAGGACAGGTAGCTCTTCTACTCTCAAAAGAGTACTCATAATATTCATAAATATCGTGTATGCCATATTTATGGTCATCTATTAAGTGCTTAGTTAATTCTTTAAAGGTATCAAATTCTTTATTACATATATTACAATTCATAAGTATTTCCTTTCACATTATAATTTAATAATAACATGAAAGAAGTGTCCTGTCAAGTTGGTCACTACTGACAGTAGAATTTATCTCCCATATCTGAAGCCCAAATCCGACCTTCTAAAAGGGCTCCTGTTGTTTATTTCTCTTGCAAGGCCTCTCATATTTCTTGTTGTAGCTGTAGGTCCCGAGAGTGTCATTTTACCTGACTGAGCTATAATTTCAGAAATTGCTTCATTGTTCTTTTTGTAGAATTTATCTTGAGAGCACGTCCATAAAGCTCCTGCTAAAGCATCTGACATATCATCCGTGTAGCCTTTTCCTTTTTCAATTTTCTTTTGGGATTCTCTTAAACCTCTTAATTCTCTCATAAGAGTTGGGTTTTTGTAACCTTCTAAGCAACCTGTAAGGATTATGTTCTTTAAATTGAGGTAAGGTTCTTTTGTTTTTTCCATGGATATATATTCTGTCTTTACTTTACCTTTTCTGGCTATAATTTGTCTTGCTAGTTCCCCTTGCCTTGAGTCAGTCGAAACCACCTTCAATGGATAGCCCTTTTCCTTCAAAGAATAAACAAACTTTAGTACCTTCAATAAGTCTATAGTTTCATGGTTCTTTGCAGTAACTCCTAAGCAGAAGTCCACAAAAAACATTCTTCTATAAATTTCATGCCCTTCTTCACTTGTAAACTTCACCCTGTCAGAATATACAGAAGCCAAGCCAAATCTATCCTTCTTTTCCGCAATATCTAAATGAATATATCTATAGCAGTCAGGTCTATTAGGATGAGAGAAATAATTCTTCTTATCGTCAAACAAGAAATCCTCTAAAGTCCTAAAGCTATCTATAGAAATTTGAGGTGTATCTGTCATAAATATATCTTGTTCTTTACAGAAAACCTTTTCAAAAGCTGCTACTGTATTAAAGAGGGCCATTGAAGGCATTGTTCTTCTACCTGCAATGTTTTGAATTGCTAAATATGGGTCAGAACTAAATTGTGCATAGTAATCAGCTTTTGCAGGGATTTGAATTACCCTATCCAGCTCCTCTGGCTTTAATTCTACAGTTTCATCTACAATACATGGATCTTTTGTATCAGAACCTAGGAAGAACTCAAAACAGTCATCCATATCTTCTTCACGGGCTTCCCATCTTGGAATATTATCTCTTATAAGAACTCCCGGAATTCCATTCTTCTTAGTATCAGCTATAATTTCTGAAAGAACATCTCCTTCATCTGTTGGAGAAGAGGTAAACATTAGCATACCAGTTCTTTTTGGAGCTTTTGAGAATGAAGATTCGCGTCTGTCTCGCATTTCGTGATATAAGTTTATTCTGTTTTCTATAAGATTTTCTGCTGCTACATTGGAAGGCTTTGCATTTGCTTCATCCAGCGCAGAAAAGAACAAGTTTGTACCTATAATACAACTTATAGAAGATCCTGCTTTAAAAATAACGTCATCTGTTACCCTTACACCATCTTTATCTAATTTAGAGAATGAAAGCTTTTCTCTTACAGTATCCTTAAAGTAAGGAGACTGAGTTAAGCACTTATAGACCTCTCCACCAATCTGAGAAACAGCAGTAGCATTGTCTTTACTCAAAAGCGCAAAAACAATATTTGAAACTGAATAAGTTTTTAAGGGGTCGATTAAGCAAGTCAAGAGGTATAGCTCATAACAAGCAACGAATGCTGAAATATACGTTTTTCCGCAGTTATGCTGTATATAACCACTTGCAAGTCTAAATAAGTGGTTGCCGTCGAGTTCAAAACCATAGTAATTGTCTTCTTTAACTTTCTCAATATAGAAAGGTCTGTAAGAAACTCCTTTCTCATTAACACATTTTAAGTAATAATATTCAGGAATTTCAAGACTTGTACTTTCTCCTTTCCTTTCATATTCTTTAGCTACTTCTACTTTTATGTACTTATCACTCAATGAATATATAGGTAATGTGTGGCTTCCATTGCATACTACGGAATTGTATTCGTCACCATAAGGGATTACTCTATACATCATTTCTCTACCACGAGCTAATGAAAGGACATTTCTTGGAGTACTATCATCTCCCATTATTACATCCCCTACTACAATGTCCTCTACCTTCTTAATCGAGCCGTCATACATAAGGATTTCTGTACCCTTACCAAAGCATCTTGTCGCGCATGAAAGTATTACCTCATCATACTTCTTACAGAAAGGGGCAGGATAAATTTCTTGAATCATATCCTTCCAAATTTTAAAAACAATATCATATACAGAACCCAAGAAATAAGGATCCTCAATAAAAGTAAGCACGTCCACAGGGTTTGTCTTATAAATCTCTTTCCCCACAGCTTCATAAATAACTTCAGACTTCTCTTGTTCTGTAAGCTTCTCAAATTCATTCATAAAGTAGGTGATGTTACTATCTGACATCATCTTCTTTTCTTTAAGGTATTCTCTTAATAATTGTTCTTCTGCTTCTCTTAACATTAGTCTTCCCCGAGAATTCCTTCATCTTTCAAAACTTTTTCAATAATAGCTCCTTGCTGCACAAGAGTATAAGCTTCTACCATTGCTTTATAGTGTGCATGATCTTCTGCTACCATTTCTCTAAAAGAATCAAGAATACCTTCTATACTTTTATTTTCAAATTCTTCAGTCATTTATCTCCCTTATTAATCCGTATTATTCAGCATATTCAGCAAGCCAGTAATTCTCTTCCTATCAGAAACTTCAATAATTCTTTCTTTTCTTGTAGAACCTACTAGCATTTCTCTTGCAAATTCAGACTTCTGTATAAAGGCATAAGCTTTAAATATACAGTCAACATGGAACTCTCTTTCTCTTATCTTAACTTTCAAATAGTCAATAAGGTCTTTTATACTCATTAATTGAATACTATCATTTAATTCCTGAGTTAACATATTTACAACAGCTCTACACTCATTATCATCATTTATATGACCCTGAGTAATTCCTAGAAGGTTATTTACTGTTACGACATCCGAGTTACCTGCATTACCAGCCACTAATGAATTCTCTTGTGCCACATCTACTATTTCTGACTTAACAACAGGAGTAGGCTTTTCTTTCTTAGGCTCTGGTGTAAGGTCAGGATTAAAGTCAAAGCTCATTAGAACCAGTCCTCCTCTTCTTTCTGTGCTTGTTCTATATTTCCTAAATTATCTAACCTCTTATCTATACCTTTAAGCTCCTTTTTAATCTTCTTCAGGGCATTTTTATCTCTAGGAGTTAAAGTCTTTAAAGATAAAAGTTCCAGTATTTCTACAACTGACTGAGAGTTCTCTTCTAGGGCTTTAGTATGAACCCCTAAGAGAGCTGTAAGACCCTCATCAGCCGATAGTTTCTTCGATTTTCTGTTCAATGGCATCTTCTCCGTCACTAATCTTTCTTAACATATCTCTTATAGATAAATTATTTATTTGGTAAATATCCAAATCTCCACAATATTTCTCCATATAGTAAAGCATTCTGGAAGTCTTATAAAATCTGTCCCCACCAATTTCCACATAGTAGACTCTATCCAAATTATCTTTTATACGGTCAAAAGTAGGAGCTATACACATATCTTGCTTTGAGAAACCTTTTGTAAAAGGAAGTGCTTCTAATTGACTTATATGTAAGCAGCCTTCTCCGTCTGTAAAACTGTCTTCTACAAACCAAGAAAATAAGTCTAGCATGCTTTCTTCTCTTGGTGTAAGATCTTCCTTTTCCCCTTCATTAGTTAAATAAGGCATTATTTTATCTACAGACCTTCTGAGCATAGAAGCTTTTCTAACACCCATCTTTATCATAGGGCTACATATTTCCATGAATGTCCAGAAATATTGCTTCGAAATCTTAAACAACTTCAATAAGTTGGTAAAACTCATTGAATATTCATAACTTAAGGCAAATATCATTAATAGATCTCTATCTATATCTCTAATCTTTATCCCAACCACTCGAAATACTCTCCTTTATGCTTCAATTCTTTAACTTTCTCTCTTATATCCTTTATTTCAAATAATGTAATATTATCCAAAACTGAATTTCCAAAATAATTAGAGTCTAATGAATCCTCCATTTCATCAGGTAACTTAGACCTGTTTCTGTATTCATCTAACTTCACATTATATGAATTAGTACTATCCAGCGATATCATTCCTTTTGGATTATACTTATGATTCCTAACTTGTTTCTGTATTACAAGTTGACCCCAGCCACGAACTTGCCATCTGGCATATGTAGCTAGGGTTCCTTTCTCAGGACTATATTCATTAACTATCTTATGCAAAACGTGAGTGTAACAAGCATCGCACTCATCTCTGGTAAAATTAGTCTGTCGAACTCCATTAATATAATAACCTCGACGAATTAAGTCTGTCATAAGTCGCCATTTAATGAATTTAGTAAGCTCTTCATAAAATTCTTGAGAGGTAACTTTACCTGCATTGTAGAGCTCCTGTAATTTAGTTTTCTTATTCTTTCTTCTTATCTTCTGAGTAGGTTTCAAGGTCATACTACTACTGTAGAAAACCTTCTCTTCCTTATTATTCTCATCTTTATTATTCATTTATTATCCCAACATTCATGTTCAAGTCACACTATAAAAAGAAAGGGAGGTTTGTTAGTTTTATTGTAAAAGCTGTGTAACTTAAGGTTGCCAACAAACAACCTCCCTATGTCGCAGAAATGTAACTAATCATTCAAATTAAAAACTTCTTGTGTAAGAACTTCCTCATTAATTATAGTAGCTTTACCACATTGAGGGCACGCATCTCGAGTAGCTTCATAAACATACGAGCACTCAGGGCATCTCACATAGTCAACTGTTACTTCTTTTGTCATTTAAAATCTCCCAAAAATTTAAAATTTAACCTTCTTATATAATTTAATAATTATTTCATATCAATTAATTCTTTAATAGTATCTTCCATTTCTTCTACAAATTCTTTGAAGTTATCACTATTAAGAATGTCTAAAATTGCGTGGCCATTGATACTTCTTAAAGCTGTTATCTGTTTATAACCTTTAAAAGTCTCATCATAGTCAAGAACCAGACTTTCAAGTTTCCACGTATTTAGAGTTCCTTTAGAATTTTCTTTAATATAATAAGCTACCTTTTGTATATAGCTGTGAGGAATAATTCCTGCCTGATTAAGAGCTAAAGCAACTACCTCAGGTTCTCTTAGGATGTCCTCTGCTACTCTACGTGCTACTTCATCAGTCAAAAAGCTGATTTTATCGTCTATAGCTGATTTAATATCAGAATATTCTAAGTCAAAGTCAACTTCACTGGATGATAAATAATGTATGTGCTCAATAGGAGTAGCGAAAGTTTCATTAGGTAAAGTGTAAAGAGCTTCATGAATAACTGCCTTCTTATTTAAAAGGATAGGAAAGTCTATAGCCAAAACGTGATTATCCTCGTTGTTTTTAATATCATTAGAAATAATGTAAGAAATATAACCATCTTTGTTAAAAGACCTATGTTCAAACTTGTTAGAAATCTGGTCTATGGTTTTAAGTCTTTCATAACTTTCTAAAGCTTCTGATTCGACCATACGACAAGCATTAACAATGCTATTATCTCCTTTAATTCTAGCAACTACAATAACCTTATCAAAGTATTTCTTATGCTCTTTAACAAAAATAGCTCTGTTATCTATGAGTTCTTTCTGTGTTTCTTCAGGTTGTTCTTTAAAAAATTTAGGAGGTATGTCAACAGCCTTCAAGTAAGAATTAAAAGCTACCTTTGAAAAGTAGTTCAAATTCTCATAGTAATAAGATTTAAAATTCTCCACTTTAACTAAGTTAATATAGTACTTACCTAATTCTAGGGTACGATAATAAGCTTCTGTTTCTGCTAATGCTGTCATATGTTCTTTCTCTCTCTTTCCTTATTTAAAAGCTTGATACTCTTCTGAGCTTATATTTAAGCTCTTCTTTTAATTCCTTTATCTTCTCAGGGAATTTAATGTAATCTGCACAGTCTTTGATATTTGGATTTGGGTCAAGTTCCAGACTGGTTACTTGAGCTCCTAAGCTTCTAAGAATCTTCTTGTCCCGTTCTATTCCTTCCTGCCCTGCACTATCCTTATCATAAGCTAAAACAAATTTATTTGATAAATTGATTAGTACTTGAGCGTTGAGTCCCATAGAACTTGTATTTACTGCTACTGTGTAAGGATACATCTTCTTCATAAAGATACAATCCTTACTTCCTTCGCACACTACTATAGGATAACAAGTCTTGTGATTCTCGAAGTTCTCAAACTTCTTATCAAAGCCGAACATTAGAGGTACCTTCTTCTTTGAATCCGTAAACTCCCTTGATATTGTACTGTAACTGCTATTCAAAACTCCTCTTAGAATAAATCCCACGATAGTTTCTTTTACAGTTGTTACAGGAATCATATAAAAGTACTCGTTATCTTTTATAAAGTACTTTATTTTCGTGTAAGCTAACGGATTCTGATATACCTTACTTCTATGAACAATTCTTATATCCATTCCACTTAGCTTAAATATCTTGTAGGTTTGGTTCTTTAAGGGCTTTATTTGATTAAGCCTTAAGCCTTGTTCATACAAAGCAATGTAATCTTCCAAATTAACTCTCTCTGTTGCCATACTTTAAGTATAGCACAAAAGTTCAACTTTGTAAAGTTATTCAATTGTAAAAAAATAATAGTTAATGATTAAAAAAATTAGATAGAAATATTAGAAAACTTTGTCGTTACGTCTAGCTGTCCTCCTTGTACGAAGTACTGTAAAGAATGTCCTTTGCATTCAATACATTCGAGGAACCCCGCCTCTTTACTTACTCGCTCCATTACCATCCTTGACAAAGGGATAGCGGTTGCGGAAGAAAACACAGATAACTGAACTTGGTTATAAAAAGGAATGATTAACTTTCATTCGGCTATTGTGAAAAGAAGTTTCACTTTTTTCTCGTCTTTTTCTACAAGTACTAAAGAAATTCTTTAAGTTCCTTAAAGGAATTAAGTAGTAGTTGTTATAGAAGTAAGAGTAGTGAGAAGAAAAGTTGTAGTTGTAAGAATTGTTAGTTCTTGTTTTGTTTGTTCTTCTTGTACTATGAATTTTGAAAAGTATACCCTTGAGTATATACAATTCCTGTAATTCCTTATGTAGAGAGGAATATGGGAATTTTCCTCTCTTTTGAGGAATTCTTGAAATTTGAAGGTAAAAAGGGTTGAAATCCTCTCGTAGTGTTTTTCGCAAAAATTTGGAATTTTAGGAAATTTTACCTTTCCTAGGAGGAGAATTTCATGGATTTGGAGGTAGTAGTATATACAAAGTATATACTCGAGGATATATTATATTAAGAAATGTTAAGGTAGCTAGTCATCAATAAACTGAGCCCCACATTCATAACAGTGTGAAACTAAGTTACCATTCCTATTCCTCTTATTATAATAAAGAGTGCTTCCACACTTAGGACATTCCTTATAATAATACTTCATTACCTTATTATACATGTGAGAATAAATTTCATCCATGGTAACAAGTCTTTTTACTTTATCCACAAGAAGAGATTTACTTTCCCAACCTAGAAATTGTCCTTTACTTTCACATAAACTTTCAAGTTCCTCTGTATCAAGATTTCTTATAAAGGTATCAAATCTTGGAGTTGTGTACTTCGCTTTCTTTAGTTCCTTAAAATCCATGTCAGAAGAAACTTCTATATACCCCACATTTCTCATAAAAGGATTGTTATGTATAAGAGCCTCTATAGCTTGAGTGTGCTTTTCATGAGCTACAACATAAACAATATTAAAAAATGTTATATAGGTGGTAAGCTGCTTGAAAAGTCTCTGAAGGTTATCTGCTTCAGATTTTATTTCAAAGCCGTAAAAAATATTCTTTTTGAAGTCAAGAGCTGCAACATCTACAATATTCTTGGAGTTCACACCCATTTCATTGACGAAAGTAGTTGATTTGAAGAATTCTAAATTCCTTCTAATAAATTCCTTACGAATATCCCAGTCTTTAATTTTCTTTGATGGCATGATTTCTCTCTTTCTATTAATATAATTTAATTCTTGACAAGACATATTGAAAGTGATAACATAAAGGCATGGTCTTAAAAAACATAAAAGATTACAAGGTGGTGAAGTTAAGATATGCGGCTTATGTTCCAATATTAGACAAGGACCCATGCTTTGCTGCACATTTCTTAACTAAAAAGGATTTAAAAAGAGCCTATAATTTGATGAGAGAGACTTTCTCCGAAATAAAGGAAGATAAAGTAGTGCATGAAATAATGGCAGAGACTATATTAGCCTCAAAGGATAATTTCATGTGGTTCTGTTCTTTCTTTAAAGAAATGGAGAAAATATTAGGCACAGCAGAAATATACAAGTTACCCTACAGTAAATGTCCTGAAAAGTCAGGTAAGGCACCTGAGGTATATCAACCCTTTACTTGTGTACCTCTAAAAGCTAATGAGCCTATATATATTAGGTACCTTAATATAAATTCAAAAGTGCAAGATCCTATAAATAATTATAGGATTACATATATAATGGCAGAATACGACTTATCTGACTTTCAAGATGACTGTTATCCCGGTTGGTATTTAATAAAGAATACTACAGTATTTGAACAATACAACGAGAAAACTAACAGAAGAGTTCGCATCGAGTTTAGAAATGGCGAATTTCTATACTTTGTAGCAGGAGCTTCTGACAATTGGCAGATTATAAACGGTGTACCTCCTGAAATGGACCACGTAATAGCTGCACTTCTGTTTAGAAACCTTTAGAAATTCGTATCAAATAAGTTATTAATTATAAATAATTCTTCAGGGGTTATGTCCTTGCCCACAATTACTATATCGGAGACATATCTTTGAGGATTCTCTGTAGAACTTATATAATTAGATAGAGAGTATTCTGACGCTATCGGTAAATTCTCAATACTTCTAATATTATTATTAATAATATTTCCGTTTCTATACATCGTAAATATACCAGATGTATAGTCTCTCTTCATAGAAATAGTAAGCATTATAGGTTCTTCTTCAAAGTCTTTAAGAGACGTAAGGTCAAGCTGCTTCTTAAGAACTATTGTACTTCCGTCTGTGAGATATAAAGTGAAAATAATAGCTTGACTCTGCATTTCTAAAGTAAAATACAATTTATTAATCAGATTGGACTTAGCCAGAAGTAACTTATCGTACGAATTCTTGATATAAACTTTAGTACATATAGTCAATCCGTCAAGATTATTGAAGTCAGCATTATCTGAGTTACCGTAAAAAGATGAACCCGTAATAAGTAGATTGTGGTCAAAATTGGTAAGATCAGAAGTGTAATACCTATACCTATTATATTCAGGAATATGATAGAATCCTAAGAGTTTATTTCCAAAAGTATTAGACAAGCTAGCATAAGTATCTAATGTATTGTAACAGTCTTCTTGGCGTTCTATATCTCTTTGAAGTCTGTAAAATACCTGTGCTTTATTATATCCCAGAGCTCTGGCATTATTCTTAATAAGTCTCTCAAGATTAGTAAGAACATATATATGAACGTCTTTCATTGTCTTAAAGTTCTTGTAAGGTTCATATTCAGGCTCATTAACGATAATATCGGGAATTCCTGTAATGTTAGCAAACCCTAAGAGAATATCTACAGAAAAGATAAGGTCATACACTAAGTCAGCACTCTTATTAATGTTAAGATTTGTTAAGATACCAAAAAGAAATTCGCCATCTGGGCTTTTAGCATACAAGCCTATTTCCTTTATAACTAAGTAAGCGTCGCTTCCAACTTGAGAAGTTAAAAGAACGGAATTTCCAGACCTATTAGCTTCCTCTACATCAAAGGAATAAATATGATTAAGTAAAGGAGTAGACGTATCTGTAAGAGGGAATTCTCCATCACTAACCAGTATCTTAGTAAAAGTGAACGTATGTCCTAAAGATGGAGTATAATAAAGTACATTATCTTTAAGTATAGCAAAATTTTTAAGACTTATAGAGCCCATCCAGAAGTCGTCAGAATTCTCTATGTCATTACCTATAGTTACTCTTGAGAATTCAGAAATATTAATAGAGGTATCGAGTGCTCCCTGACGTTGAACTGAATTAGACCCGAAGTAAAGAGTAAATTCGTAACTATCAGCTCTAAGAATTAAGTATGCTTTAATACTTGCTTCATTATCGAAATTTAAAGAAGAGTACTTAAATATTTCTGTGTCGTTAGAGGAAAAAGAAATTCCAGCATTAGAAAACTTCAAGGATAAGTTATCTTCAGAACTTGAGAGTACCCAAGCTGTTTGGGAGCCCTCCCCTTTCAAATATGCCCCTTCAAAAGAAATAGCTATAGATTCGGTTTCTTCAAAATTGAGATTATTATAAGTAAAGTAACTATCAGAACTTAGGCCACTTGCAATACCATCTGTAATAAGAGGATTTCCAAGAGTAGTTATAGAGCTCTTTAGAAAAGCTCGTGAGTCAATTATCTTCTTATTTATATTTATTAAACCTAAGTTATTAATATTTAATGTATTAGATATAGCCATGTGTAGTATCCTTAGTTCACACTTAAGTAAGGGTTCTTACCCATAGTAGCATACAAGAGAAGAGATAAAGCTCTTGCATTTTCTAAAGTTAAAGCTTCTTTAATTATAGAAATAATTCCTACCTTTGAATTAACATATTGAGAAGCAATCCCTGAGGAGTTTATAATGTAAGAAGTTAAATTAGGAGCGTGAGTCTGCTTATCCTCAAGTTCATTATAAGGTGCCAACTGTCCCATAAAGTAAACATTTCCTTCAGAGATAGCCCAATCGCCTCCTGTGTAAAGTTCTTCTTCGGCTGTATATAATAAAGTAGGCTGTTCTTTTTTGTTAGCCCAAATAGTTGTAAGAGGAGCTACATATTTCCATGCGTACAATGTTTTAGCAGGAATGTTCAGGTCGGGAGCATAGGCTGTATTATTATAGTCATATTGAATAATAAAGTTATCTCCAGATGGAACTATAATAAAGTTATCTCCTGTATATATTGTGTAGTCAGCATTGTATAATACCGTCGTAATTTGAATTGTATCTTCTTTAGTATAAATTACATGGTCATAAACGCCGTCGTTATAGCTCCACGCATATAATTGTGAGGTATTCTTATTATCTGAGGCGGAGTACGAGGCAATGTTGCCATCGTAGGTTAAGACATTTGCTGTAATTGCCCAGTGTGAATCCGTGTAAGGAGTTCCGTCAGCATTAAATACCTGCGTCGGATTACTTGAACTATCGGAGTATGCCAAGTATTTAGGGTCACAAGAAAAGGCATAGAGCGTGCCCGGAACCTCGTTCATGTGTGTATAAGTACCTGTTTCTTCTTTTTCAAAATTAACTTGTTTTGAATTAACGAAAGCTGTAAATTCTTGTAAAGTACTATTATAAACTAACACAAGTGTATGGAACCCTTCTGGAACAATGTTGTTGTCGGATGTAAAGGTCAGATAGTTAGAAGCATTCGTGAATAGCTTGATTTGAATACTCCTGTTAGCTAATTCATTTATTTCAAAAGTATGAGAACCTGTAGCATAATTTGATTTAGCCATCAAAGTTCTAGTTTCGCCAAAAGATAAGGGGTCTAACGTAAATATTATTGAGAAGGATAGGTCAGAACCTGCCTCAGGGTCGAATAAATTTATAGGTGTATCTGAATTTAAGAAATAGTAATTAGGAGTATTAAAGGAGAACATTGACATAAAGCCATCATACGTACGCTCATACTCCCTGGCCATCTTATTAGTAGATAAGTAAAAGCTATTATCACTTAGGTCTATAATTGAATTCCAAATGCTCTTACGTCTTGAATAGTCAAAAACCCAGTAAGAAAATATATTAGATGCGTTTACCATATTTCTTAAAGTTAAGTAATTCTTGTATAGGGTCATATATCCAAAGGAGTTCTTATTAGCTTTTATAATTTCATAGAGTTGAGTAGGTCTGTCATATCCAATTATATCGGAGTTATGACCTATTTGGTTAATTAAGTTGCCGTGAGTGAATAAGAAGGTGCGCATGAAATCTTCCATGTCTACGTCAGTAACTAAGGCATGCTCAGAATCCAAAACAATCTGGTCGTAAACTTCGGCAAAATTAGTGGTCTTAATGAACATGTAGTAGTCGATAGACATAAAATAATTGTATGTTGATGATGGTTTAACAAAAGGTTGTTGAGTGCTAATAGCAAACAAGTGATCTTCATTACCAACAGTTTCATAAAGTCCCACTTCTCTAATATCGACTCCACCAACATTCTCGGGGATTAATGTATTAAAAGCTACTGTTAGCCCATCCTCTAAGAGTTCTTTTCTATACAAGTAGAATTCAATACCTAAGTCACCTTTGAGGCTCGTTTGAGATTCAGAAGGTACATAGTATTCAAAGTTATCACCACTTCCGAGTCTTATCTTAAATAAGTTTAAGTTAACTTCTGGATTAGCTACAGCTTCTGCAACTCTACTAAGTCCATACTGTGTAAGAATAAGTCTTAACGGGTTATTGTTTACTATTTGTGCCACTTTATAAATTTCCTTAATTTCATTTCCTACATGAATAATTTAATGCCAAGTTCTAATAATTAAATTTTAAGTCGAACGGAATTTCGAAAAGATGCAAAAGCAAAATGACTTAGCTATAAACTTATTAAATATATTTGAACCTTCATCATATAAGCAGTTTGATGAGGGATTTCTTATAAACAAACCTTACATGAAAGGTTACTATTATATATTTAAGAATATAACTAAACCTAAGTTTTGCTTAATATTAAATACGACTCCACAAAAATATCCCACACCAATGGCTAAAATTAGAGATTATGTATATATTATATTTAATGTACCTTCATTGGAAGAGTTCTTAGAAAATTTAACAGATAAGTATTTTCTTCAGCTAATGGATACTGTAGATAACGAAATGCAAAAGAAGAATCCAAGGAATTTACCCTATGGTTATTATACAGATGAAAATGGAGATGTGAGAGTAGACATCAAGAAAGCGGATGAAGTTCGTAGAATATATGATATGTATATAGAACTTGGAAGTGTTCGTGATATTGCGGCTGACTTAAAAACAAACTTTTCTCATATTCGTGAGATCCTTCATGATAATGAGAAGTATAACCAAATGCAGGAGAAAATAGTATCTCCGTCCAAATTGAAAAAAGCTCGTGAAATTATGGCCGGTAACGTTAGAGGTGGGGCTGTAGCAAAAAGAACTCTTGAAGATGAATTAAAGGACGCAAGAAAAAGAAGAAAAATGAAAAACTTACAATAATTCATTAAATTGTAAAGTTAGAAAGGTGCAAAATATTAAAAATGGCTGATTCAATTAGTATAGCTACATTTGAGCAAATAGAGACAATTTTATCCAAATTGGCTACAAATTATAGCAGCTTGGCTTTAACTTTTTATAATGTATTCTATAACCCAAATCCTATGGATGTAACATTCCAGATGTTTGATGAGGCTGGAGTTCTTCAGACTTACACAATTCCTAACAGAGCTAAAGATAAAGGTTATATAATGGAGGGAAATGGCTCTCCTGAGGGTCTCGTTACGGCTTCCTTGGGTGTACTTTATCAAGATTTACAGAGTGGAGACTTATACATAAAAAGGATAGCTACTGGAGATGAAGGTTGGGAGAAATTTTTAACAGAAGCTGACCTAGGGGACGTTTTGATACAAGGGTTCGGCTCTCCTGAGGATGTTCAAGTAGCTGACAGAGGAACATTATACATAGATAGAGTGAATGCTGGTTTATATATAAAAACAAATGCGGAAGGGAAAACGGGTTGGATGCTAATATCCGCGGATACTTCTAACCTAGCAGATAGAAACTTGAGTAACTTAACACGTGCGGGTGAGTTTCATTTTGCTAACCCTGATTTAAGTAACTTATCAGAAAATGGACAGTTTCTAATAGATAGTAAAGAGAATACTTCAAATAAAGTCACTCAAATATCTAGTACAAGCACAGATGAACAATTCCCTTCAGCTAAGGCTGTATATTCAGCTCTAACAAGTTCTGTTAATGTATTAGCAAATAAGGATTTAAGTAATTTATCTACTAATGGTGAACTGAAGTTTTTGGGAGTTCCTCAAGTAAGAGATTGCATTTTATCAGCACCAAATGGAGTATTAAGAAAAACAGCTGATACTTCGTTTACTTTACCTGAGGGAACTGTAATGCTTGGAGCTAATGGACTAACCAGTGATAATAAATTAAATAATAATAAAATAACATTAGCGTCAGATCAAGTTGGAGTAATTCCGGGAAATACAAATAGTAGTGGTGTAATATTTTATGACTCGTCTAACAATCTCCTTAGAGCTTGCAATATCCAAGATTTTTATATAACAAGCGAGGCACCGACGGCTTTAGCAGGAGCCATATGGTTCAATCCAAGCACTTATACGTATCATTACATGGATGGAACCGTTTGGACGTTAGCGGTTATGACCGAGATAGGTAGGTATACAACTGATTCCACAGGCCACATAAGTACATTAAATGCTTACTATCCAGTAAATGTTGTGACTAAAGATGAAGCCTTAAATTTTCAAAATAATGTAACAGCTACTATTTCAAGTCTCTCGGCGCAAGTAGGTTCTTTAGATTCCGCAGTAACAGTTGCCCAGAGTACCGCAAGCAACGCACAAAACACAGCTAATACGGCACAAGCAACTGCTAATGGTAAATTATCAGCGTCATTCGATGGTGGTGGTACAGGTTATTGCGTGTTTTCAAACGGATTCAAAGTTATGTGGGGCAGCCATAACTCAAAGGATTCGACAGGTACAATAACATTACCTACTCCTTTTTCTACTGTAGGCTATAAGGTTACAGCGAATGACGTAGGAGAAGGTAAATTCTGTATTGGAATCTACCCAGCAAGTACAACAACTTTAGTATATTATCAAAATAGTACTTCAGGAGGTATTGTTTTTAATTGGATAGCGGTAGGTTGGTAAGGGAGAAATATATTATGGCAGAATATTATATAGGACAAAAATTTTTAGAGACATATCCGCCTGATGCGGCTGAGTGGTGCAACACTCATGATGCTTATATTGACGAGATTGAACCAATAGATAATAAACGTCAATTTGAAATTAAGGCTATACCTGAAGAAACAGCAGAACAAAGAGAGAAAAAGTTTAATAATACATTTTTAAAAACTTCAAAAGGTAATTATAGATTACAGCCTAGAGGATATTCTAATGCACAGCAAAGCATAGATACTGTAAATGGTAATGTAAATGCTTTAGGAGCCTTAACCGAAGAAATTGCTGCAATGGTAATATTTTATCCGACTCCAGACTTTACAAAACCTGAACAATGTACAGAAGAATGGTTGATAGCACATCAGTATAATATCGAACCTATGACTAAAGAAGAATGGTCATTATATTATTTAGAATTTTCAAAATTGTACGCATTAAAGCAGTATAAAAAAACCATGGAAGAACAGGAGAATGTAAATGAGTAAATATTATAAAGGCGATGATTTTAATGCGTTCAATCAGGAATGGGCTGAAGTAGTGGTAGACATTCCAGATAATTGGGTTGTATCTAAGGCGGAGTTAAAAATAGGGAACTTACCTAAGATGACATTTAATAATCCAATATTCCCATTACCTGTAAATTTAGCGTCTTATCAAACAGCTAATTTAAAAGATATAAATACATGTTACATGGCTATTTATGATGAAGAAGGTAGAAAATTAACCTTAGATGGTTCTTGGACGTTTATTGCGGAGGATGAAGTTGTATAGAGCGTACTTTCAATATAAGAAAAAAGAACCAGAACAAATATACTTCAAGGCTGACGGGAACAACAAGAAAACCATAGAATTCTCAGCTAAGAGCAAGAAACCTATAAAATTTATAATTAATAGTAATTTGTCATTAGATGTAGAAACAAATTAGATTTTAGAATAGGAAAATAGAAATGGCAAGTATAGAAGATCAGTTAAAAAATGTAAGAACAATGGAAGATGTGGTTAACCTATTAACCATTCTATTTACTAACCTCAATAACCAGAATGAAATGTATTATAACATGTTCCTAAATCCCGAACCTATGGATTTACAACTTGAGAGATATGACGAGAACGGGGAACTCGTAACTGTTACACTAGCCAATAGAGCTAAGGATTTGATTTCAGCTTATTCTGGACCGGGAAATCCGAACGGTGTTCAAGCTGCTAGAGAGGGAGCTTTATACATAGATACTATCTCTCGTTCTTTATATTATAAAGCTTACGGCACGGATTCTTACGGTTGGTCACTCGTATGGACTCAGGCAAACTTAATTGAAGGGGAAAACTTCTTAACTCCTAATGGAAATGCTTCAAACTTAACAAATCTTAATATGAATAATGCTGCATTAGGAACTCTTGCCGTATCTAGAGGAGGTACAGGAACAGGCTCAATAACTGGATTAGTAAAGGGAAATGGAACATCAGCATTTACCGCAGCTTCTGCAGGTACCGATTATGTGGCTCCCGACGATTTGGTTGGAGCAATTATGTTTTATCCAGTAAGTTCACTTCCTACGAGAAGTCTAGTATGTGACGGAACTATATATAGTATATCGGTAAGGCCAGAGTTAACGAAGTTATTTAATAAGTTAGGAGACAAGTACGGTGGCGACGGAGTTACTACTTTTGGAGTTCCTAACTTAATTGGAAGATATTTTAAAGGTGGAACAGTAGCAGACGTTGGAAATTATGAAAGTGGACAAGTAGGAGTTCACGCTCACGCTTTTAGTGGATACACTGACGCTGAGAGCGGGCATACCCACACAAGAGGCTCACAAAATATCACAGGAAGCTTTCGAGTTACCGGTAACGGCTATACGGGTGGATATGCTTTCAATGGGGCATTTTATAACGGGGGAAGTACTGTGCGCGGTGAATATCAAGATGATAATAGAAAAGATATACCTTTAATTGGTTTTGACGCTTCTCGTTCTTGGACAGGGGTCTCGTCTGGAGGCAGCCCCCATGCACATAGTTTCTCTGGAACAACATCTACAGCAGGTATGGGAACAAACGAGGTAGACCACATGGTTCTAGTTCCTATTATTAAGTACTAATTAACGGAAAATAAAAATGGATATAAAAATAACATTTACCTATCTAAATA